GAGATGGCAAGTTTTCCCTGGCCCGAAGGCGACGACCGGCCCCGTCGCGCGATAGAGACGGCGCGGGCATGGATTCGCGGCGAGGCGAGCATTGACGAGGTGCGTGCCGCCGCCAATGCCGCCTATGCCGCCTATGCCGCCAATGCCGCCAATGCCGCCGCCAATACCGCCGCCAATGCCGCCGCCTATGCCGCCGCCAATGCCGCCAATTTCGCGGGCATTCTCTACACCGACGCGCCCGCATCCGGTGAAGCCGACGCTGTCGAACCGATGGATTTGATCGAACTCGAACGAAACATGCTGCTGACCATGCCCGGCGGCTGGAAGATGAGCCAGCTTCAACCCGAGCAGCCCGCCACGACCTACGCCGAATTCAAACACGAGATTCTCAACGAAATCGCCCGTTGCCTGAACATGCCGTACAACATCGCGGCGGGCAATTCCTCTGGCTACAACTACTCGTCCGGTCGGCTTGACCACCAAACCTATTTCAAGGCGATCAGGGTCGATCAGGATTTTATCGCCCGGACGGTTCTGGATCGGATTCTGCACATCTGGCTGACGGAGTATCTGCTGGCGTCAAACAAACCCGTCAGCCGAATCCTGCCGCCGCATCAGTGGTTCTGGGACGGGATGGAGCATGTTGATCCCTACAAGGAAGCAAACGCCCAGAAACTCCGCCTTGCAAGTAATACCACCACGCTCGCCTACGAATACGCCCGTCAGGGGCGGGACTGGGAAGAAGAACTTCGCCAGATCGCTCGCGAAAAGAACCTGATGCGTGAGCTTGGCCTGACCAGCGATGACCTCAACAAAAACAACCCTTCAGCTACGGAGAACAAAGCAAATGGATAAACAAACCGAATTCTTGATGATCGAGGCTGCCGCAGATGGCAATGGAAAAGCCACCAATCCCAAAGTAATGGGTATCGCCTATTCCGGCGGCAAGATGAATCTGCCCGGATGGAAGCATCCGGTGGTGGTCGATCTTTCGGGATTGGCGATTCCCGCCAACGTGCCATTACTGACCAACCACGAAAACCGAACCGCCGCTCGCGTAGGTCAGGTTGCCGCCAAGATCGAAGACGGCACGCTGATGATCGAGGGCGAGATCACTTCCGCCAGCGGAACAGCCAGCGGGATTGTCGAGCAGGCCAAGGCGGGAGCGGATTGGCAGCTCTCCATCGGGGCGGAAGTCACAGCCAGTGAATTCGTCAAGACCGGTTCCCGCCAAATCAACGGCCAAACGCACGAAGCACCGTTCTATCACGTCAAAACCGCCACACTTCGTGAGGTGTCCGTTGTCGCTGTTGGCGCGGACGTTCAAACCAAAATGCATGTGGCGGCCATGTTCAATCTGACAGGCCAGCTTACCGCTGAATCTCAATCCACAAACTCAAAGGAAACCGCTATGGACAACGAAAACAAGAACGATAAAACCACCAATCCTGAAACCAAACCCGTCGAGACCGTAACGGCCGAAGCGGACATCACCGCCAAGGCCATTGCCGACGAACGCAAGCGGGTCGAAGCGATCACCCAGATCTGCATGGGTGAGCATGACGCGATTCAGGTCAAGGCCATCTCCGAAGGATGGACGACCGAACGCGCCAATGCCGCCGCCTATGCCGCCGCCAATGCCGCCAATGCCGCCAATGCCGCCAATGCCGCCAATGCCGCCTATGCCGCCGCCTATGGCGCCGCCTATGCCGCCTATGCCGCCGCCAATGCCGCCAATGCCGCCTATGCCGCCAATGCCGCCGCCAATGCCGCCTATCGGCAATCGCTTGCGGAATCCGCGAACATCGTGCGGAAACATATCTCATGGGAGATGATCGAGGAAAAGATCGGCGTCGAGCATGCGAAGGAGGATCGATGAGGTCTTAGATTAGGAACCAATAGCGCACCCGCGCCCGAGCGCTCTACGGAGCGCGAGGGCCTGGGCGTGTTGCCTGGGATGGACGCGAAAAAAGGATAACGAAAATGAAACGGATCGAAATCAACGACGGAACCATGACCCTGGCCCACGTGACCGGGCCAGAATCATCGAACCTGGACGGGCGGATTTGTGCGGCTCGGCTCTGGGATCAGGCCAGCGATGAGAATCGCCAGCGAACGCCGGCTGAAGTGGTGATGACCGACGCCGGGATCGCGGACGCGGAAGCTGCAATCGCGAAGGCGAGGGGGGAATCGTGAACGAAACCAGCCGACAAGTAGCCATCATCCGCGAAGAGCTGAAACGTCGCGGGATAACGCAACGGCAATTCGCGACAATGTGCCGGGTGCCGCAGCCGCGAATCAGCGACATCTTGCGCGGAAAAAAAGACACGACTACCAAGTGGGCTGAAATCATGCTGGCCGCGCTGGGCCTTGGCGTAAGCGATTTAATCCGTAGCAGGCAATAATAAGCTCGACCGCATTATTCGCCGCCGCCGCCCACGCGGCATGAACCAGCCCATAGTACGCAATCCAGCCCACGCAAAGGACCGCCCATACGATCCAGTATGAGCGGTCCTTGTCGCGTTTGCAGCAGCCGGGCGATGTCCCACGCGGTTTCCGTTACCGCCTCCTCGTCCAAGTCCCACAGACAGGCGTGCAAGCTTTCATGTATCACCAGGTCGAGCAGGCCCATCCCATCCATGCGCGGATCAATCGTGCATACCCTTCCAGTTAACCCACTTGCTCCACCGCAGAGCGCAGGAAAATCAATGCCGCGCCTTCGGCAATCGTGCGGATACCGTTGCTTATGTCGCCTTCGGACACGATCTGCCCGATGCCAGTGATAATTAGGGCCACGCCCGCATAGTATGTTTTGCGTTTATACCAGGGTTTCATAGTCGCTCCCTTATCATGTCCTCGATGCTCTGTTCAACGGCTGGCGCGCCGGGCCGCGTCGTTGTCGCCGAGCAATCACCCGGCGCGCCGGACTGGTAGACTTGCACTCGGTCGAAGTGGATATGCAAGTCGCCGCATCCCGTAACCAGGACCAACAAAACCAACGAGGTAAACGTCAGGATCATTATCCCCAGACACCATAGTATATCATCCCTCAACGAGGGCCGCGACTTCGCGCCATCTTGCCGACAGGTCCGGTCTGATTTGCTTGCACGCATCGGCCATCCTTTCACACTCTTCTCGCCAATGGTCCGCGGTCCAGCCGTCCGGTACATCTCCGTTTTTCGGCGGCATTACTCGGCGGGCCTCGTTTGCGGGCCGACATAAATCCATCCGGGCGGGGCCGCTCCCGGTTGCCCGGCTCCCCATACGGAGTTCGGCGCGTAGCCCCCGAGCATGGACACCAGCGAGGCGGTTACTTGCGATAAAACGCCAAGCGCCCGCTCGAAGTTGACCCCGACCGTCAGCATCTGCTGCGTGACCTGTTCAAGTTGCGGCACGTTGGCGATACGCACTTGCGAGGCATTGTTGACCACTTCAAGCGATTCCAGTTCGAATAGCCCGACCTCTTTGTTATATGTCAGGCTTTTGACCATGACGGTGTTATCTTTCGAGTCCATGAATTCGACGGTGCCAGTGTGCGGGTTAAACTTCAACGACGTGGTTGGATTCGCCACGCCGCAGCCCGCAACCATGACCACCGTGCCCATCAACAGTGCAATCACCCATCGCATCATGCACCCCCTACGCTGCCGAGCGATTCCAGGGTGGCCGCGATAATGTTCCACACCGCCGCCCACGCCCACGTTTCGGCCGTCGCCGCGCAGCCGCAGGGACAACCCATCAGCACGATTCCCATTCCAAGCAACCATAATTTACGCATCGTTTAACCTCCAGATAGTAGACTCCACGCCCGCTCTATCACAAGCCCCGCCAACGCGACGAAGGTTCCATGACTATATCGGGCGCGTCTTGCCTCATTTTGTTTCAACACATATACATCGGTCTTGATTCCAGGCGTTCCATTGGTTCCACTAACCGCCTTATGTATATCGTCAAGTACCTCTCGGATATGCTTAAACTCATTTACGCATTCCGGCAAAGGTCTTTGATGATCGGATGTACTCATACTCTTGCCTCCATGTTGATGGCGTCGAATTTCCCACGCGGACAAATGCCGCGCTTAATACAATCAGAAAGTTTTTGATTTCCTTCTTCATCCGTACATCCGCCGATCATATCTTCGCAGTATTCCCCCGCATTGCTCAGGCCGTGATATTCACAAGCCCGGCAGATAGACAGGCGGCGTTCAAGAATCTGGATGTTGTCATGCGTAATCATATTTCCGTTCCGAGCCATCGTCTGGTTGCCATGAAATGCTCTTAACTTGCCCAACCAACATTAACGCGATTGGTAGCCGCCACTCCGAG